ATAGCTACGCCATCAATCGAGTTTCCACTGTTAAATACCCGAGAAATTGTGCTTCCGATAATTGTTGCGGTTATTAAAGTATTTGTCGAAGTATGAAAATTTAAAATGTTTTGCGGAGCTGTTACGTAGTCATTTTTGTCCACGTCGCACAAAATAGAATATGTATTTAGAGTAATATTTCCAGATGGCTGCAAAGTGAAGACGTCCCGCGCTCTCGTCACCGTCGCCGTGGTGGTTGGGATTGGGGAGCTTCCAAAGGGGAGCTGCTCAGCTTGGACATGTGCAATGTAAAAGCCTGATGTTCCGTCTCCAGTGTAGTTAGTTTGCCCTGAGTCATCGACTATCCAAAAGAGAATATTACTAGAAGTTGTTGATGTTCCGCTAACTTCGCACCAGTACCAACCATTGGGGAGAGCTTTAATACGGGCACTCCCAACTGTGGTAGTTGCAGACTCGGTGGCTAGATCAAAAGTGGCAAATGCAATGTCATTATCTGTGCTATTCCAGATCTGAACTTTACATTTTGTTCGACCTGCTGGCTTTACTATAATATAAAAACTACCAGTACCTGCCGGAATAACAGAAGAGTGATAAAACCTATGATTACCTGTCGTAGTGTTTTCGTACACAAAATCAGCAGATAACCCATCTACAAAACTTGCTATAGCCCCTGCTGTTACTAGACACCCTTCTTTAGTCCAATACGTATTAGCTATATCGCGGGAATATAACGCTAGATTCGTACTGCTCCCTTCAACCAACAACCCAATCCCACCATCTGCCATCCTCTCAAACCTTGGGGTATCAATAGCCGCCGTCTTGAGCAGGCCGTCGAGCGGGTCTATGTAGGTAGCCGTCGAGGCCCGGGTGAACGATGCAGCACCGCTATACTTCGCCCCTGCCGCTGCTTGGGTGCCGGTAATTTCCTCAGCGTGCTTGAGCGGCAGGTGGACGAGGGGGTTCATGATACGACCGACATCAAGAGGCCCTGCTAAAGCGCCAATCTGGGCAGCTGTAACATTATGAGGATTATTAGTATCCAGTCTGTGCGCAGTATTTAATGCAATATCACCATGATTGTAGTCCGTCTCATGAGTTGCAGCTAAGGCTCCAACTTGTGCAGCCGTGACATTATGAGGATTGTTGGTGTCTTGTCTATGCGCGCTGTTAAGAACAATCTCACCAATCTGAGGGTCAAAAGTGTTAGCAGCCGAAGGTGCATAGTACACCTGATTACCATCAGCATCAAACACTTTTATAGAATAGTCATCGGCCACAGAAAGCTTAACCGGGCTTCCGTTGTAGAGAGGTACACCACCAGCACTTAAGTAGATAGGCTGGGAGGCTAGTACTTGGTTACCAGATTCTTGTTCGTAGTAAACAGTTTTTTGGTTGTTTGGGACTGTAGGATCTGTATTTGGATTACCTATATACAAATATCCTCCACTGAGGGGACGTCCAGTATTAGGGTCTGGAAAATATGGTAACTCAAGATTTACAAATAGCATATAGACCTCCGTTTATATTATGCTATGCCTAATGTGTCATCAGCTAATGCTACATCATAAATTCTAAAGTTTTTGAATATGCCATAAGCTGTGCCAGACGCTCCAAGATAAATTCTCATTAATGTACCACTAAAAGCGGCGGGAGAATAGGAACCTTGTTTTTGCCCATTTATAAACCCGGTAACAAGGTTAGTTGACTTAGAATAACGCATAGCTAGTCTCGAAACCTGCCCCGCAGATACCGTCCCAGCATTAACTCCGTAAAAATCTCTATAGACTCTAAAAAGACCACCATCAAGTACCCGCATAGTCCATCGAGTTGTATCCCAAGCTAAAAATACACTAGCATAGGTAGTTGGAAGATCAACACTTAAAGGCTCATAATCGACCAAAATAGTGAAACTACTTGTATTACCATCAATTATATTACCTGGTGCGTCAATATAAAAGCCGTCCTCCTGCCTAGTTACAGCGGTGGTAGTAGTTGGAATATAGCTTGTGGCAAATTTTGAAGTTTCAAATTGCCTGCCGCTAATTTTAAATCCTTTACCTGAGTTGCCAACATATTTAATAACTCCATGGGTATCCCCAGGGTCAGATGCTGAAGTGGTACGGTACACTGAAACTCTGTAGACGTCATTAGCTGGATCGACCAATGTTATTGTATAATTTGAGCCAGTATTAAAAATAGGAACGGCGTTAATAACGAGTACAAAGTCTCCAGAAGAATCAGTACTACTAGTGGCAATTACTGGTTTACTTCCGTCATCCATTTGTACAAAAACAGATAAACAAAAGGAATTGCCAGCATTAACTGTAATTGATTTATACGAATAAGCATCTGAAGTTAAAGACCCGGGGTACTGTACAGAGTTTGTGAACCAACCAAAAGCGCCACCTTCTGAAAGGTTTGAAGTGTAACTAGACATATCTACTAGTCTAGCATCGCTCGGAACATGTGTGTTTGATTTTTGTCCTTCAAGAAGTAACCCAAGGTCACCATCCGACGCCCGCACTATGCGCGGAGCGTTAGCCGCGGCTGTTTTAAGGGTACCATCAAAAGGGTCTATATATGTAGCAGTAGATCCTCTAGTAAAAACTGCAGAACCTTTAAATTTTGCTCCTAAAGCAGCTGTGGTTCCTGTAAACTCTTCAGGCCGTTTAAAAGGTATATGTACTAAAGGGCTTATCAAAGACCCCACACTTACTTTATCAGAGATTGTACCTAGCTGTGCGGCTGTAACACTATGTGGATTATTTGTATCAGTTCTATGAGCAGAATTTAAGGCTATATCCCCGTGGCTATACGCCGTAAGGTGTGAGGCGGGTAAGGCGTTTATTTGAGCTAATGTAGTCCCATGAGGATTATTAGTATCCAACCTATGGGCGGTATTTAAGTCAATCCCATCTTTGTTGAAATCTGTACTTAAAGAATTAGGTACATAATAAACTTGGGCACCGTATTTATCATGAACAGCGATAGAAAAATTTCCAGTAATTACAAGTTTTACAGGCCCTCCATTATAAAGAGGCACACCCCCAGCGCCTATTGTAATGGGCTGAGAGACGCTTACTAAAGCCCCAGTCTCAGTAAGAAGCTGAACAGCTTTTTGATTAGCCACAATAGTGGGGTCAGTTCCAGGCTCTCCTACGTAAATTAACCCACCATTCAACGGACGCCCCGTTTTAGGGTCCGGAAAATATGGCAATTTCAGGTCAATGTAATTCATTTATTTTCCTCCTGAGCCGCAGAAAGAGCACCGATTCCAATAGCTGAAGCAATGCCCGGATACATACGACTAATATACCCACGGACTGCTTTAATCTTTTCAGGAGTTGGTTTAGTAGCTTTACGGGCGGCGTAGCGCACAGTGGCAGGTGCAGCAACCGACTTGAGGGCGCCCGCCAGCGTAGCACCAAGTAATTTAAACTTGAACAGTGCAATTCGCTCTGCTACATTGGCTACTGTGAAGTCTTTAAATGCGGCAGACTTATCCTGTGCCACATCTTCAGCAATCCTCAAGAAGTTTTTCAGTTTCTTGTACACTTGAGGATTGGAGTAGAAAATTTCCTTGAGCTTTTCTTCTCCAATAGTCTCAGCCCGTTTAATAAAAGCTCTTGCATCAAAGACAGGAACTCCATCAGAGCTTTTAGCAAACCCGGCGTTAAGCATATCAAGAAGGGTGGTAGCCTGCAGCTTCTCAATAGCTTCCTTTCCTCCAGGGGCTTTACGAGTCGTCCTAAGAAGCTGACGAATATGCTCGGGGGCAACAGACTTACGCATGAGCCGATTATACACTTGAGAAGCCGGAATAAAATCCATCTCTTTTTCTTTGGTAACTAGTTTACCGGCCAAAGTTTTAGGATTAAATTCAACATCTCTTTGGGCGACTTTCTGCCAAGCTTTTTTAAGAAGCCTAACAGTATGATCATCTTCGCCCAGTTTATTAAGAGCTTCACCTACGAGTGTAAATTCTTCGTCTGCAGCCTGCTTAATAGGCTGAATAAGATAATTCAAAGAAGGATGCTCAGAGGCTATGGTATTCAATGCCGTCCTGAAGTCATCAAAATTCTCTAGATTCAGAGGCTCTGAAACAAAATCTGCGAGGTCCTCCTCTGAAGCATTTTTCAGTACCCTAGGAGGCGGCGCAGTAATTTCATAATATGCTAAGGTATCTTCAAGTTTCTTAGCCCCAGTTTCATCGAGAATGTATGCACGGCGCATTTTCTTAGTGTCGGGGGCAACCTTGAAGATATTACTAGTTTCAACAGGAATATCTTCGGCTTTATTAGCGTACTCCGCGGCCTTGTCATAGAGCTCACGTTTCTGAGTAGCTAAGAGCTCATCCTGCTCTGTGAGGGCGCGTTTAATAGTTTCTCCGAATTCTGTAGCATCTGGAGCATTGCCGGCAAGCTCTTGAAGCTTTTCCTGAATTGCCCGAGCCTGGTCTTCTTTATAAACTCTAAGGCGGCCTGCCGCAGACTCTTGAGCAAGAAGACGCTCTTTAGCTTTGATATCCCCGGTCTGACGCAGTTCACCTCGAGTCAGGGGAACACCTTCTTGAGCTGCACGTGCACCACGTACAACCTGTTCCGGTTTGTACCCATGCTGGTATCTTTTAATATAGTCAACCGCACTTTGCGACAAGTCTTCAAAAGAGAGCCCAGCTTCTTCAAGATACTTCATTAGCTCGGGAGTCGGTTCTCCGGCCTTAGTGAGTAATTGTTTTCCAGGACGCCGACCAAGAGCCCAAGCAACACGCCGGCCGAGGTAATTAAGGACGGGCGCAATAGCCTCACCACCGAGCCCGAGTGCGCCACCTACAACAGCTCCTGCGGTAGGGTCTTGACCTTTTCCTTTTGCAATAACCCCGCCTTCAAGAGCTCCAAGAGCTGTAGTGCTCGCAGCCATCGCTGCACCAGAAGGAAGGGCTGCAGGGGCCGCTATAGCCGCAGGAATAAAAGGGGCTGTCTCACCGGCAAACTCACCCGCAAAACTTGCAACAGGGTGAATATTGCTCAGCTCTTTCATTGCTGCCTTTTCAGTTTCGTCTACAGGTTCTACTAACCCTAGACCGCGTCCAACCGTAGTGAGACCCTGTCCCATTTTAATGAGAAAAGCTTCAACAGGATTTACACTTTGAGCAAGGTCTCGGTATCCTTTGGTATGCGTATCTATTTGAGGGCCTTCAATGCCTCGGCGTTTCAGCTCTTCAAGTGCAGCTCGCTTAGCCCAATCATCGTAGCCACCGGTAGTAGGAATGCCAGCGTTAGGGTCTTGCTCAATCTCCGCAAATGGATCTTCAGACCCTAGAACTTCCTGCTCAATAGCGGCAAAAGGATCTTCAACCCCCGATATAACAGCAGCTTCAATTTCAGCAAACGGGTCTTTAGTCATTGTTCAATCCCCTTAGGAATGTAGCCGTAGCGGTTCTTAAACATCTGAAGGAGCTCAGGACGCTGTTTATAATTGGCCCTAAGATACTCTTCAGCTTTCATTTGAGCAAGACCCATTTTTCTAGCATGTTCACCCCCTCGTCTAACTGAGTCATAAACACTAGGATCGATATACGGAGATAATTCTTTAGCAATTGTACCATCTCCAAATCGTTCACTTAACAAAGCCAAAGCCGCCATATTAGCTTCAAAGTCTGTTTTTTCATTTGTGGCTGCCTGCATGTAAAAATCAAGCTCTTTTTCACTGTCCATTCCTCGAGCTTTCATATCTGTAGCTCGACGAATTTCTTGCAAAAGAAGAGGCTTTATACTGCGAATGGTGTCACGGGCTTTCTGCTCATTTGTACCTAACCATCGACTAACACCTTGGCCAACAGTAGAGGTTTTTATAGCCGCCCAAATATTTTCAAGCGTGCCATTTTTAGCATTAATCATGCCTTTAACATTGTTTAAGTCGGTATATAATTTAGCGAGTTTAGCTAAGTAGCCTTCAACGGCTTGTTTTGCTTGGGCTTTCTTTTCCTCAGGCGTAAGTTCACCTTTAGCATGAATAAGTTGTTTAGCTGTGGCAATTTCAGCCAAGCGCTTACCCATCTCAGTGGCCCGGGAAAGCTTTCCAGCAAACTCAAGGTCTACCTGTTTCTCAGCAAGACGATTTCTGCGTTTTTCTTCAGCTTGGGCACGCTTAAATTGAAGACGCGCTTCATTACGCATCTTAGCTAAATCGGCCTCAGTGGCATTAGGATGTTCATCAAGATAAACTGTTTCAGCGTCTTTAACGAAGTCATCAATATCAGTAGGAGTCGGTTTAGGAGCACCATCCCCACTCCCGAAAATTGTATTCCAATAGGTTTTCAGCGCATCACGGTCATACCGAGCCAACACACCGATAGCTTCACGTTGAATAATGCCAGGATATTGCTCTTCAAGAGCGAGAAGCCGCTTTGAATCTGAGGCATTGCCTCCGCGGGCCTCAATCTCCCCAATGCGCTCAGTAAGTACATCTTTGGGTGACTTTTTACCTGTGATAATATCCCAAGCCTGTTTAACATCTTCTTCACGCTTAAGAACGTCAGTAGTCGCTTTAGCTTTAGAATAGGCTTCGGCCATGTCGGGGTTTTCCAAGAAAAACTTACCTACTTCTTCCGGTGAGCCTTCAGTGTATAAGCGCTTCAATTCTTCTTCTTTTTGCTGCTTTTCCTTTTCAGCAAAATACTCACGCTGACCTTGAAAAGCCATCTGAAGACCGGGAAGTGCGGACGCGGGCTGAACGAAAAACTGATTGGCCATTAGAGTAACCCCTTTCCTTTCGCCCAAAGATATTGATTAATTCCAGTGCCTACAGTATTCATAATCCCTTGTAAACCAGCCTGCTGGGCTTGGGCTGCAGCAATTTGTCCTTGGGCTAGAGTGCTGCCAATATTCCCCATAGTATTGGCAATTGCATTTTCATTCGTCCTAACTTGGGCGAGTCCTTGTAACCCTAAAAGCTGTTCCTTATAAGCCGCTAAAAGAGAGTCTTTAGCTAACTGAGAATTATATTGAGCTAAAGCTTCTTGGATATTGCCAGATCTTAAGCCTCCAGTTGCGGCCGCGTTTCGAAGAATGGCATCTTCACCCTCTTTACGGGTCTCCATAAGTGCTTGATAAAGAGGTGACTGTTTAGCCTGGTTAATAAGGGCCTGTTGGCTGCCTTCACCGCCTTCAAGTCCGTAAAGCCCTCCCAGCTGTTGAAGAGCTTCTTCTCTAAACTGCTGAGGAACCTTATTGATCTCTTGCAGATACTCGAGCTTTTGTCGCTCAGCATCCGCGGCGGTCTGTGCAGCTTGTTCACTAGCTTTAGCAGACTTTTTAGACGAAGCGTATGTGGCCCCAGCGCCGATAACTGCCCCACCAACTATTGCTGTTGCGATTCCGGACATAATAATCCCCTTATTAAAGCTACAGATTGACGGTAGTCAACTAAAATTTCCTCCCCTAGCTGTCCCCCGCATTGTCCTCGTATGTCTTTAACAGCCTGCAAATAAACATCGTTCCCTATTGCTACCATTATAGCATTAGGGTCATCAGAATGGTTTGTATAACGACCTGCAGGAGTTCGTTTATCTCCAATTTTAGCAGGGACTATTAAATCCCCACTTTTAAACTTATTGACAGCAAACAAACCTTTTCCTTCTACAGGCGAGGGGGCTACTTGAACCCCTATAGTACCTAGAGGAAAGGGAATTAAATCCTCAGTATTTTCAGACTGCTGCCGTACTAACTCTTCAGTAACTCCTAAGTCCTCCAACATTTTTGCATAGCCTAAATCCCCGACATAAGGCAGTTTTAATTGCGCTGTTGAGTAATTATTTGAATATTTTTTAAATACTTCACTCTTTTCTAAAAATTCATCTTCTAACTTCTCAATATCCCGCTCCTCAGTAGCATAAACATTGAGCCAAACCATGTCCTCTAATACGTACCCAATTTTTCGCCCCGGTTGACCGACAAAAAGCTGAGGAGCTTCTAAAATTTCAGTGGTACCATCCTCTTTTAGAATTTTAACCTTCCCTTTTAAAAATATATTTAAATGTGGTTTTTTCTGCTTGTGTCCTATAGCGAAACTTCCAGCTGGCACTATAACTTCACGAATATAGATTCCAGGCCCAAAATGATGATTAACAGGGCACTCTACTTGAGATAACTGCAGAAAAATTTCTTCTAACTTTTCTACTTCTTTGTCAAAGTCGGCAATTAAGTCACTCATAACAGCTCTCTCACGCCCAAGGAAGCTAAAAAGTTTTTATTTGCAGAAAGAGAAGTTACTGCGAGTATAAGTTCATCAGGGCTACCCGAGATAGAAGACCCGATTCTTAAAGTAGTTTCAAGGATATCCCTAGTAGCTCGGGCCTGATCAGAAACATAGCCGCTTACAACTAAAGTCCCATCGGCTGTAATAACTTGAGTCCCATCTCCATAAGCAATTTGCAAAGCACTGTTGGTTGCGTCGGTATATGTTAAAGTTCCACTAACGGTGGGATTTAAATGTAAAGACCACCTAAAATCACCTCGATCAATGTTTAATATGCTGAAGGACTCAGGATTAACCGTTGTATCAAGATGCGTCGATTTAAGACGTAACCCAATTAAAGCGTAGGTAGTATTTGCAGCTGCGGCGTTTGCAACTGTAGAGCCCATGTCAAAAGACTTCAAAACACCGAGCGGCTCAGCCCCTCCTTCGCTAATTACTGAAGAGCAGATATGCATAAGTTGGCCTGAAGCCGTGCCACTAGACTCGATGCTATATCTTAAAGGATGATTAGGTGTCGCAGTATATACACTAGAAAATCCATTGTTTGCATGCTTAAAAGTGTGTACATAGTGAATTGTTTGATCAATAATAAACCCAACTCTCACATCACCGACACCTAGCCACTCGTAATCTATAACTAGAATCTGAGCTGAATTTAACGACAGGGTGAGGCCGCTAGGCCCCGTACCGTCAAGTTTATCAATATTCCAATTGGCTTGAGAAACAGACTCAGTAATAGCTCCGTTTTTACAAATATTCCAGCTAAGAGTAGAACCTACTTCAAAAAAGATACCATTATTGGGGGTTAAAAAGTTGGTCCCCGTACCGTCAAAGCACCCAATACGACTAGTGACACCAGCCACTTGTGGGGCATAAAATGTCATAAAAATCAACTGAGACTTACCCGGCTGATAATTAAACCGCTGACGGGTTTGTCGAATAGCAAAATCAGAAGCTGAGGCTGTTACGGCTAAAGTAGTTGCCGATTCAGCAGAATTATAGGTGCTCGTCGCACTTCCGCCCAGGGATTCATCCCAAAAAAGAGGGAGATTCTCATTCAGTTGTTTACTGTCAAAAATTGACAATGGAGCACTGATGCGCAGGCGCGCAAACGCATCTAAACTCGGGCCTTTGAAAGCGACAGGCAGCGCGCCCCAGCTCGTCTGATTCCAAGGGTTGCCGCTAGCGTCATGGAGATTTACGTTGCGCACTCGAGACATTATTCCCACCCAAAAGTGGAGTTAAAGGTTATAATAAAAACCTCACCGTCGGCTAAATATTCAGAAGAGTTACTTCCAAACAGTTTCTCGGTTCCATACGGGTTCAACCAAACTTTATTACCAGAAGACCCCGCATTTATTAATCGATATTGACGACCATCTACTCCAGGCCTAAGATTAGCTGTTATATCCCCAGCTGAAGTGTCAAAGAAAATGACCTCATCTGTATCTTTAATTTCGTAAGGACTCGCTGAAATTATTGCTACATTTTTCAGGCTGTCCTGCTTTGTATCAACTTCATTTGCAAGAGTGGTCAAAGACTCAATAAGCGCTAAGTAGTCTTCAACCATAGGGTCAGGCCAATTTGTTAGGGCCTTAATATCTTCAGCGTGGAGTATTAATCCACGTAATTTTGCTGCAGTGCTAGTCATAGGTTATAAAGCCTCGAGCAAAAGCGACACGAGCATCAGAGATGCCTCGAAACTTGAAACCCACCCAGTTATTCACATAACCGAGTCTGCGTAGAATAAAACGCTTATTATACTCATTCGGTGCTCCATATGAAGCCCAAAATTCTTTACTATAGGTTCTACCATCCTTAGTCATAGAAAATGCAACTGTGACTTCACCATCGCTTGTATAGTCACCAGAAATAGTTTCAAGTTCCAGCTCATTTATAGAAGCTGTCTCTAAAGCAAGAAACGGAGAGTACAAAATCCATTCAACTTTATTTCCGTACTGTGTGGCTTTAGAGAGGTCAAGTTTTCCAATATTGGTGTTCTGTTTATCCCCAACAATAAAAGCAGAAAACCGGGGATCGTAAACACCATTAATAGCCCGATAAGGAGTATTCCCCTGAATATCAGATTTAAGCTTAAACCAAGCTACTTCAGGTGAATATTTAACTGCAATATCTGGACGAAAGCAAAGAACCTCATTTGGTAGATGAATAATTACAAGAGAAGAATTCTCAAATTCCCAAGTCTCCATGCGGACGTTCTTAAAATCTGCATCGGAGTACTGTGCAAGAAGCTTATCAATTTCCCTAGTTGAGATTTTTTGAGTCTGTCCAGCACTCAGTACGTGCACTCCAAGAGTTTCATTCTTTCGGCTACCAATAAAATACCAATGCCCGTGAACCTCACATTTACAAAGAGAAGAAATAATACCAATTTTAAGCCCTCTAGAATTGACACGCTGAAAGGCAAAATTATCTGCCGCAACGTCAATAAAATACTCAATAGAATATCGACCAAAAACAACTATTTTATTATCTTGAGTTTTAACCACCGCTAAAGATGGATCCGGCATAAACTCGGCAGTGGCAAATTTCAGAGGGTCAATACTACTTTCATCTGTTAAATCAGTATGATAAATATATTCTCCGTCTGTGAGAAAATAATACCCATCAATCCAAGTAGCGTCATACGGAGAACCTAGATCCGGGTCTGTGACTTGTCTGAAACCGTTGGTCCGGTCATAAAGATACATGTTGCCTTCAGCAATAATACACTGTGTATTAAAACTGTAAGGCATAACTACTTGATTAGTTCCAGGAATTGTTCCTAACTTAGTAACAGACCCATCAGACAAAACCTCAACAAAATCTGTACCAGTAACGCGGAATTGTGTAGACAACCGTTCGTTATAAACAGCACCCCTGTCGGTACCATACCCCGTAGCCACCTGGGTTAACCCAGGGAACGAAATATAGTAGCCTGGAGTGTCGAGAATATTATGCAAAATAGGCATCATATTCTCAGGGAGATTATCACGGTAGTCAACATTCTCCACCGCGTCTCCTTTTAATAAACTAAATGGCTGTCTAGGCATCGGCCACCTCAAAATTAACTGTGCGAACCTCAACCCGCCCAGAAGAAGTTGTAACGGTTATTTTAACAGACCGGTAAGCTGGAGTACCTGTAGCCAAAGCCTCAGCTTTAAGCCTGTAATTGACATCAGGAGTGGAAAGAGACTCGGACAGGACAGTGAGTCCGCTATCAGCCTCCAAGGTATAGCTTGTAAGAGACTCACCGAGCATAAGATAATTATCAAAATGCTCAGTAAAGTCTTTAACTTCTCCCACCACCATACGAATAGCGCTAGCTGGGGCCTCAATAACGGTAGAATGAAAATGAGGATACCCATAAACACGCCCGCGAGGTGCACGACTCGGATGGGGAACGGGTTTAACAACTGCAGTAGCTGAAGCGAGCGCAGAAAGAGTTCCCTGCGCCTCTGCAATCAAAGGTGCAGGGGCTTCTTTTCCATAGTCACTCAATAACAAGACAGCAAGGTTGGCCTTGAATGCAGCAACATGTTCTCTCGGGATATTGTGAGGAGTGCTGGGGTTTGGGCTGTCTTCAAAGGCATACCCCACCCGCATATTGCGGCTTTCCCAATGAGCCGCCATGTCCTCTAATTTCTCAAGCGCTAATTTGACGTCATCGGCTGTTGGTTGTACTGTGAGACCAGAAATTCTCGCCCGAGAAAAAGCCGCATTAACAAGGTCACCTTTAGTCATTGCTTATCCCTTGCTTTTGGACTTGGGTTTCGCCGAAGCCTTTTCTTTGGCTTTGGCAGCTTCTTCGCGAGTGAAGCAATATCCCTGCTTCAGCTTAGCTTGAACATCACAAGCCTCTACAAGAATCTCTTCATCGCCTTTGTACATGAAAGTTGCCATAGCTTCACCTCTTTGAAAAGTAGCTGCTGAGGGCTGTGGCGACCCTCAGCAGCCTAATGCGGCCCGCCTAGGCCGTTAGAACGTCACAGCAACCCCGGCGGCCTGGGGATTCGCCATGGTAATCCCGTACCAAGTGAAGATACGGTACCGGAAGGACAACGTGGCGATGTCACCGTCGTAGACCATGTACAAGGTCTGGCCATTAGACATGGTGTCAGTGATGACTTTCATGCCGTCATACTGCTGGAACAGCTGAGCCGGAATAGTGCCACCAAGAACCAGGATGGCATCGCGGTCCCAGAACAGGTTCACTTTGGCCGAGGCGTCGGTATTCAGCCGGTTAACCGTGTCGAGGTTCTTGATGGTGGTGTCAACGTTGGCATACGCCTTCTCCAGGGTGGTAAGAGAAGCATCATCCGCAGCAATCGGCTTCGGATAAATCTGCAGTGTAGTGGCGTCCGGCTTACCGACCACGGTGAAAGTCATCAGCTGGCCAGTTGGAGTCTTGTCAGCGAGGCCAACCGACTGAACAGAGCCGATGGTGACCTTATCACCGATGTTGTAACCAGACGAATCAGCAACCGGAATAGAGGCGATGCGGCAGTCGACGTTGGTAACGACGCCAGTTGCAGTATTAACCGTACCACCTTCAGGTTTGAACGACTGATTGCCAGTGACCGTAGTGGCCGGGTCAGCGCCGCCCGTGAGGTTCGGCAGGAACGAGCCGGTGTACACGTCGAACTCGGCAATGTTCTGACCAATCTGACCAGTCTTCCAGGTCGTCTCCGGCCGGCCCTGCAGGGTCTGCCGCGCTGCGAGATCCTGACCGAACTTCAGGTTATCGCGGTCATTGAGCAGGAAGTAGCGCTGGTTCATGGCGCCCTGCCGCTCGTTCATAATGGCCTGAGCCTGAGCGATGAAGTCGTAGCCGCTAGTCACGTTAGACCGATAGAACAGCGAGCCCTGCAGAGCGATGACACTGGCAATCTGCTTGTTCAGTTCAGTAGCCTGCCGAAGACCAGACTGTTTACCACGCCGCTCCCAATATGAGATGTCACGCAGCTCATCAGCACGCTGCTTAACGAAGTCGTTCTTGGGAGTACCGAGCAGGGCCGGGAAGGCCTCTTCAATGATGTCGGTTTCCATGCCCGTCAGGTCAAAGCCATCAATGACCGGGGCATGCTGCTGCACATTACGCCAGATGACATTTCCAGCATTCTGCAGCGACGCGGGGTCCGGCTGCTCGAAATCCGTGAGCGGCAGCAACGACATCTGATGCTCATAAGCTTCCTTCGTGCTCTCAAAAAGAGCCTCAACAACTTTGGTAGTAGTAGCCATAGGTTATCTCCTTAACTCCATGTGGAAGTGTCGATTCCCTCAGCCTTAGCTTGCTTCTTGATGTTGTAGGCGAGCTGAACATCACCCCGTTTGTGAGCCTCCCTATATTTACGTAGCAAGGCATTACTCTTGGACGAGGGTGAAGCATCACCTTTAACTTCAGTAGCTGGCTTCGGAGCTCGACTAGTTTTAACTGTTTGCGCGCCATTGATTTTGGCGACAATCTGTCCCAACTGAAACACCGCTTTCAGCCCGGTTCGGTCAGTCGCAAGCAGAGACTTAAACTGCTCACGAGCAGTCTTATTCCGCCCAAGGTAAAACATAGCTTTTTCCGAGCCCTCGCCAACGATGTTGACGAATTCGTTAAACACGGACTCGCCAGCTCCCGGCAGAACTTCTTCAATGGCTTCTTTCACTTGGGCATCTGCTTGCTGGTACACTTCTGGGCTTATGCCAGCCTCCTTTACAAGCTTGCTGGCCCGCTCATAGTGGGCGTCAATACTACGAGCGAGTTGTTCTGCACGTTTCTGGGCTTCAAGTTCCTGCTGCTGCTTAGCCAGCGCAACCTTCTGAATGTACTCAAGCTTCTTCTCCTCGTACTCGTCAAGCGCTGCCTCAAACTCTTCTTCAGTGTCAAAATCTTCGAGTCGAGGACGCTTAGGCTTCTCAATTTGAGGATCTGCCGAGCCACCAGCTTTCTGAGCTTTAAGTTCCTCCAGCTCACGTCTGAGGGCTTGAATTTCGTCATCTTTCTCACGAATCTTGCCCTTCAGCTTTTTCTTAATGTGCACTAGCGTAGCTTCAGGAACACTGCCAGAGGATGTCTGGGAGTCCTCATCAGTGTCCTCTTCATCTTGAAGCCAGAACGGCTTTTCTTCCTCTTCCGAAGAGTTATCGGGATTAGAAGTTTCCTTCTCTCCGTCATCAGAGTTATCGTTGTCGTTATCGTTGTTGTCAATGGAAGTGTGCTGATCGGTCCTACTGTCAGAATTTTCGTCCTTCTCAGCCGGATCAATGGCCACTTCCAGCCCCTCTAACTCTTCAGAACCTAATTCTTTCTTCTCCAGACCCATATCAACCTCCTCCGGGGTTGCCCCGTTATTACCTGCTAAGCCGCAGGCTGGCTTTTGCGTTTGTCACAGTTCGCCTCTGCTTATCCAGTGAGGCCCCACTGGCAGGGTTTGGCACTACGCCTATCCATTTACAATCCTAAGAAGCTCCTCAGTACTCATGTTGCGAATATCTTGGAGCTGTTTAGCTTTTAACTGGTTGTCCAAGAACTTACCAAAGGTATCAATTCGTTTATAATCGATATCCGCTCCAGCTTCCTGAGCGTCAATCTGAGTAGCAATACGCTTGGTCTCCGCATCAAAGCCCTGAATCTGAAGCTTACCTTGATCAGTGGCCACTTTAGCCTGGGCCAGGAAAGCTTTAATTTCAGCTTCCTTATTCTGCGCCTGGCCTTTAAGAAGCTCAGCCTGAGCAAGAAGCATTTCAGCACTAGGTTGCTGATTCTGAGCCGCCTGCTCCAACATAGCTTGCTCCTCAGGTGTCTCAGGCTGCTTGACACCAAGAAGAATAAGTTGTTTGTTAGCGTACTTACGAACGTCATCAAAATCAATTCCATCCATAAGACGCAAAGCTTTAAGAAGCAGAATATTGCGTAGAGGATCGCCGGCAGGCAAGGACTGGATCATAGTCTCAAGCCGTGCAAGAGTCTGCTCTTTTTGCGAAGAATAATTCGCAGAAATGCGGCTATAGACTCGGAATTCCGCATTACGCAGGTCTCGTAAAGTTTTTATCTCACCAGTCTCAGGATCAAGAACAGTCTCTAACAATTGAACTTGACGGCGAGTGCCATCAGGAGCCTCGATAACTACTTTACGAGGGACATCATAAATTTCAGCCGCCATTGACGCATAAATTTCACCATCACGACGAATTGCATGCTTTCGATGTTCTTGGTAGACCATCGACTGCATATCAATTCGCGCTTGAACAGCCAAAACTGCTCGCCCAGAAGTTTCTGGGTCCGCAATAGACTGCGGTAACCCGGGATTGGCGACATCTTCAATTGCCTGACGAGTCAATTCAATAACTGAAGCAAGAGCTGGCGGGATATTGGGTGCCGGCATTGTATTAACCGGGCCAAACGGTAGCTCTGTGCCATCAGGAGCCCGTCGGTTCTGAAGTAGGTACGGATAATTATTGTCCGCGCCTGTCTCAGAATACATGTCTTCAAACCCGGCAACTTGCTCAGGCAAGAAGATAGGCTTCTCCCGCGGAGAACGTGAAGCAATGTCAGCTAAGAACGAAAGCTGGAAATTGCGTAAACGCTGGGGGTCCTTAGCAAGACGCGTGATTCCTTCGTAATGTTCTTCGCCTTCAATGACTGCCCGCTCACCATACTCAGGAACAATCGGAATATGCTCTCCAGGAATTGTATCAATCTTGAGAATGCGTTCTCCGGAGCACAAATATTTGTAAACTCGAGTGCGAGTAACCTCCTTTTCATTAATAATAGAATACCCGCTGTCAATAAGATCATCCATAACACCTTCGAGAGCCGACTCATAGACAACCGTAGTTTGTCCGAGAAAATTCTCAAAGGTAATGATCTTATCCTTTTCTTCTACTTTATAATAAAATTCACTAATATAAATTTTCTCGGCTTTACCTTGGATCCAAGGAAATACATACGAGCGCTCAGGAGTCTTAAAAGACTCCATAGTAAACTCATAATCGTCTTCACCTGTCAAGTTTTTAACAAGCTCTTCATAGGCCTCTTTAGAAAAAGCTGTTAAAACTGAACAGTATTTAGCATCTGACTTATCAAGAAGCTGTGCATTAGGATCAAAGAAAACCGTGTTGTTGGCCTCAGGAATAGGCTTCCGACGGATTACTTGATGAGTTGTACCGTCTCTCAAAGACTCGTATTCAGTATAAAGCTTCCAAGCACCAAAACCGCAGACAACACTCTCAGTATCTGCGTTTGCAAAAGCTTCAATACTGGCATTATGCCGGGCATCAGCCCTATAAAGCCCGTCAAGAACCTCAGCTCCATCCATACGAGATTCGTCAATGGGCTCAAAATCAACTTGCACAGGGTTAGCAGCTAAGTCTGCAAGAATACTTCGACCTGCTTTCCGTAAAACATCAAACTCGCCACGAAAAGCAAGCTGTGAATCCTCTAAGAGTGCACTATCCCATTGAGTGACCCAATAAAACACTAGGTCATCGGCGGCTCTTTCACGAGTTACTTGATTAGCTTGATACGCTTTATCATGTAACTCTTTTATTTCTTCAAGATCAAGTTTTTTAGACATTATTTATTCCCTGTAATAAGAGAAACAAGTCTTCCTACGTTAGTATCAGTTGTCCCCTTGATCTTCTCAGCTGACCGCCCCAAAATCCAGGTACCAACTACACCGCCCCAAGCAACCCAAAACTCAGTAGGTAATTGAAGAGGCTCTACAAGCTTCAAATAAACTACGTCAGCGCCCTTATAAAGTGCCAAAAACCGTCCAATTAAGGGAAAAATAACATAGTTAATGGCAATCATGACTAGCCCACCGTAAACCACAGTAGGCCGAGCACGCTTAGTATAATTATCCTGCTGCTGCATTTCAGCAGAAATAATCTGAGCTTTCGCTTTGTCACGATTACTAATTTCCTGAATCAGTGCTTGTTCTGTTGCAGCACGCAATTCAGGAGACGCCTCAGGCGGAAAGAACCGGTCGAGGACACCTTTAACAAGATCTGCAACTTCTCCAATACCAGATAAACTCATTCGGGTCTCTCCACAGGGTCATAGCGGCGACGGCCACCATGATTAGCTTTATGCTCGCCCTCAAGGCGTGCTATTCTTGTTTCGTGATTATCAAGCTTTTCCCACTGTCTACGATTATTATCGTCACTAGTTTTAATGTACCTGGCAACTAACCAAAGGGCGCCTAGAAGAAGTATCCCTAAAAACCATTGAAAAACTCCAGGGTACTTTTGAACAACCTCAAGTTCAGGAACTATTGTAGCCGCCACTGCGGCGCTCGGTACCAATACGATCGACCAGAAAATATAATTCATTTCACGATCCCCTTAGGCCGGATGGGGCGAGGTCTTGCGCCTTGCACAACAAACATGTGTGGCTGACGCATTAGCATCATAACCGCATCAGCGCAGTTAGGTGACGCAATATTAAACTTGTTCTTCATAACGGGCTTAGAGTACAATTCAAACAGCCCGTTCGGGTTTGGTTTAATCGGAAGCCGGCACAATTCAGAACGCAAAGTCTCAAGAGCGGTAATCCCTGAGCTGAAAGAAATCATCTTGTCAGGATCACAGTACTTACCTTTGGTAACCGCATTATAAGTATTAAGAATCCGCCGGCGAAGCTCGTAGTAGTATTGAGCGCGTTTATTCTTCAGAGCCTGTTTGTTAGTTTTTCGATCTTGAATCGTCGTATGTTCATCAGGCTCAAAAATCGCTTCAGGGTGGTCGACTTTCTCAGAGCCTTTAAACATAGCAACCTTCGTATGTTTTCCTTCGAACGCGCGAGAGATGTCTCGCGCGAGTCCAGCACCGATGCCATCAGCATCCCAGGTAAAGGCATCAATATTGTTGTTCAACGCTAGACCAAGCGCCCAATCACAACCTTCATTGACATTGCCGCCAGCCCGCTCGAGAACTTCCAAAACCACGGAACCATGCCGCAGTGCAAAGGCCTTAGCGTCACTATGTTCACCTTCATCGGCAGGATCGAAAGCCGCCATACGCAAACCAACTGGCTCAAAGCCCAACTTCTTATGCGCGTCAACGCAGGCGTCAAACCATTCGGCCAGGATAAGCGCATCTTCAACCGAATCGTTGAATTCGCCCTCCCAAATATGATCGTATTTTGCGCGTGACAGATGTTCCAAGTCCCACAACCTCTGTTGTTCGAGCACTCCATGCCACGGGTTATCCCGCCAATTCATCTTTATAATGAGGTGCATATCGTCCTGATAATAGCCCTTCGTGCGAAGGTCGGACAGATATGGCACAATAAAGCGCTGGCTAAATGGATCCGCGGAGGCTTGAGGGTTTGCTGTAAAGAACAACTGAGACCCTTCAGCACGGATAGTCGGCAAAAGGTCATCAATCGACTTTTGACTCAGTGACTGCGCCTCCTCAATCCAACTATACTTAAAATCTTGGGCGGATTTAACAGCCTCTGAGTTACGAGCGAACCCTTTAAACCTAAAGCCGCCTCCTGTGAGACAATCTATTTTCTTGTCAGTGATCTTAAAGCCCTTGAGTTTCAGCTTTTCAATCAAGCCTTTAAGAAGCTTGTAAACTGAATCCTCAATGCTGTTCTGATACTCACGGCCACAGAGAACGTCGGCGCCTTCAGTTTGGACCTTCATCAACAGAAGGCGTGCTACTGATTCCGACTTTGCTGACCCACGGCCTCCTATGATAACAATCAGCCGCGCCTTAGACCTAAGAATAGGTAGAAGTTTTTCCGGCAATTGTATTTTAGGCATTTGCAACTGACGCGGGCAACTGCTTATTTAAATTATTGATGGCGTGTTTAGCCTCAACAATCTCAATAGTCCAATCAAAGTCCTCATCGGAATACTCATCATGCTGCACAGAAGCATTGATGATCTTCCGGTCTGTGAGTGCAGAAACGGTTTGAGCTAAAGCACGTAACGCATTAGGCGTTTTAGGATCTGCCGGGTCCAATTCGCCCAAGGTAGCTTTAAGCTTACTGATAAGCTCGCCCTCGATCTTGTTAAGCTCGGGAAAGAGCGCCATATCTCTGTACAGCGCGGCCAGAGTGAGCTTAGACTTATGGAGCTGGATTACATCTTTGAGGTGCTTCTTGAGATTTTCGGGGGAGGGAGGTTCCTGAGACCAGCCTTCTTCCTCAGCAACCTGCTTAAGGCTTTCATAGGGAATATCATGCATGTACGCAATTTTGCGTAATGAATCACCCATCACCTCATATTGGATGCGGTAGGTGTCCCAGTCTACAACTGTAGCCATCCAATCTTGACTCATTACCATGCTCCGGGATACTGAAAACCTTATAACATATATAGCGAAATAAGAGCACTTTGTAAAGTAAAAAATGATTAGAATTTCTTAGTTTATGTAAGTACTTGATTTTATTACGCTTTTCGAGAGTGCTCTTCATATAAAGGCTTCATATGGGACAAGTGTTAGGATAAAGGTTAGTCGAAAATCTAGTTCATATGAGCTTCATATAGACTCGATAGAAGGGTATCAACACAGTTATTTTAGTTATTTTCTTCGAGTTTATCAGGTTTGGAGTATTATTAAGAAATTCTAATCAAGAATCGTGAAACAGGGTGGGCGAGAACAACTGCAGAGGTATTATTAAGAAATTCTAATCGAGAATCGTGAAACAGGGTGGGCGAGAACAGCTGCAAGAGTTAAATTAAGAATTTCTAATCGAGAATCGTGAAACAGGGTAGGCGAGAACAACTGCAGAGGTATTATTAAGAAATTCTAATCGAGAATCGTGAAACAGGGTAGGCGAGAGACTGGGACCCGGTTCTTGTCTTTGTTTATCTGTTATTGTCCCCCTGGCCGGGCCCAGAGTCTAAGGTTCCCTGTTGCCGAGCAACGCGAGTGCCACTGTACCAGAGCGGAGCGGACCAACGGTTCCTTGTTGCCGAGCAACGCGAGTGCCACTTTACAAGATCCTAATGTGACGTAATTGCCGAGCAACGCGAGGCTATTTATTGCGGAGCGGAGCAACGCGGAGCGGAGCGAAAGGTGATATGAGGATATATGAATATTTATATAATAGAAGTTTGTAGGAGTTAATGAAAGAAAAATAATATTTTTTAGGGTTGTTTTTATTTAAAAAGTGGGTATAATGTTTATAAATCAAGGGCGCAACAGAGGAGAATTGAAAGATGAATTATGAAAAGATGTCAAAGGAAGAGCTGCTTAAACTGATTAAGTCTGGTCATTTTAGTAAAAAGAGGGGCCGTAAGGAAGAAGTACTTGAGCTGCTGAAAAAGGGTTATGACACAATTGAGGCAATCGCTGAAGAGTTGGGCATTACCTCTAAAAATGTCTCGTCTGTCCTGACGGCACTCAGGAAAGATGGGCACTTCATCATGAGCTATAAGATTAAAGGCCAGGCTGTGGTTCATCTGGTCGAGGATGAAGAAGAGATTAAGAAATTTCTGAAGTAAAGAGTGAAAGCCACCTAACTAAAGCGCCCGGTTAGGTGGCTTTAATTTGATGATAGTATCGCAAAATTTATATACATGAAATATTAAAATTAAATTTATTCCCATTTAAATAATTTAATTAATCCCCCATAATTAAACCCAGCTAGTCAAAAAATACACCAATATACGAAATAATAAATATTCAGATATCTGCATGCCTCTTAACCCTATAATTAAGCGGCGCCGATTGATGATAGTTTAAGCCGACCGGGTGATTTTGGCTCAGCAAGTCAGCCTCCACTCAGCCAACCAGATTCTTCCAGCCACAAACTCTCCATGGCCTCCGTCTCACGGAAACAACTCGTCACCACAACAATCCTTCGGCCGCTCAAGAGTGTCTCAGATATACAATGCTCTTTTGCCCTTTAAAAATAGAGTGAGTGATTGATGATAGTTTAAGCTGACCGGGCCGTCCGACCAAAAGAAGTCAACCTTCATCGCCGTCTCAATTGGGCACGCTGAAGCTGCGTTGCCGAGCTACTCAGGCTCAGCGAAGCGGCGCCACTCAGTAACACAAATACTGAGGATAAGCGTTATTAGTGAGTCAGTGAGCCGGCTTTTCGACCAAATAATTGGTGCTCAACTTACCAACTTTGGATATGGTGTATACAGTTAATATTAAAATAGACTTACATTATATAAAAAGTATAATAAAATCAGGTATTTATTAGTTTATACAGTGTATTAGTGAATAGTGTATTTATGAATAGAGCATTATGGAATATTAGGGCTCCTAAATCTTTGATTGGGGGTGTCATATATGGTACTCTAATACCCCCAATCCCGATATAGAAAATAAATAATAAAAAAATAAATATAAAATAGGTAGAGAAAAAACTCACTATTACACTATTCGAGCTCATATGAAGAGCTAAGTGCTTGATTTTATTACATTTTTCTTTTAGTGAAAAGTCCTATATTTTTTCACTAAAACTCACTATTACACTATAACTGATTAAAATTTAATTAGAAAATAAGGCTCATATTCTATATGAAATAATTTCTACCTTAAGCGGTGTTCAAGTTTTTTCATCGTTCATTTTAAATTTTTTCTAATCAATTCATATGAAGTCTCCACTTATACCGCATATCTCATTTTCTTATTAAGGAAAAATAATATTAGAATCATGTACTTTTGTCATTTAATAATATATAATAACATTCAACAATGAGATTATTCCTCTATTTCATTCACACATGGAGGCTTCTATGTCGAACCAGAACCCACCTAGCACCAACACCAACACAACCTCTGCTCAAGATCCTCTGTATCATCTTAAACAAGCTCCCACTTGGTCGCCAAGCCGCACCATAAAAGGGAAACAGAAAGCCCCTCATCATAAGATAGACGAACCAGACACCTTTCAAACCTTTGAAGCAGCTAAAGCTCTTCAGCCACTTTTGGTCGATAAAGGCCACGAGTCTCTTTTCTTGGGCGTCATGGCACAAGCTAATGACCCTTATATTTACATTGATATTGACATTGACCCATCAGGTAATGACCCTAAGAAGCACACCTCCATTTCACCTGAGGTCTTGTCTCTGCTAGAGCAGTTTCCGACTTACACAGAGATATCACCATCAGGTAACGGTCTCCACATAATTTATAAACTCTCAGCCCGAGACGCTGCGACGCTAAGGACACTCGGCTTTACTAAGATGTCCTCGACAAGCACAAAAGCGCCTTATACAGGTGAGCTGATTTTTAGCGGCGCTTATCTCATCATCACTGAACGGCCATACTTTACACCTCAACACCCTATTGCTCAGGTGGGTATGGATGTTATATTTCAGTACATGCCAAAGTTAAAGCAGCGGCTTGTGCAGAATATAACTCCTAAGTCCAATCAGCCAAATCAGTCGGCTAACAAGAAGCAGGAGTCGAAAGTCATTGGAATGCGATCTCGGCAACCACTTAACGGTGAGCCATTGTTCGAGGACATTCAGAGACAGCTGCTCAGACTCCCGACTCGCTTAGACTTTTATGTCACAAAAGCTTATGCGCAGCTCGAGACTCCATTGCATCCTAACAACTATGACCACTGGGTAAACGTCTGCATGTGTCTGGCGCATGCTGCATTATCTCAATCATTCACTGATGTCGCGATTCATAATCTCTACTACGAGCTCTTTGATTTTTGGTCGTCAAGGGACACTGAGGCTTATAAAGGGCCTGACGACACTTGGGACAAATGGGAATCGGTTCTGCGCTCGACCAAAGAGAAGATGGAGCAGAATGACAACTACAAGCCGGCGCTTACCAAGTCCACACTCTTCCGCCTAGTGAATCTCTGTTACCCTAAGTATCCTGTTCGCGACCATCAGAAGAACGAAGTGCTATGGGAGTCACACCATAACTTGCAAGCAGTCATTGACTTTCACCAGCTCATCTTCAAGGCTGATGTTTATGACTTTTCAACCTTGTATGTCGAGTGTCATAAAGACGTAGAGCGCCGACTTTTCAATGGGCGATTCCAGATTGAACAGTCAGAAAAGCCAGATCATGTCCTAGTGTTTCTTAAGACGCCTGAGCTAGCTTTTCGCATTATCTTAGAGGAATCCTATTACAAGGTGCCGGCGATTCAGCGGTGCTTAGCACCATTTAAGCAGCTCGCTGTGCAGAACATCAACATTGACTTAAATATTAATATCCACGATCGCTTTAAAGCTTGGGTAGAATCGAAGCCTTGGGACGGCACGCCTAGAGTCGACCAAGTAATCTCGACACTTGAGTTTGATCCTCACGAAGACCCGACATGGCTAGAGCACTATAAAAAGGGACTACGAAAATGCCTGCTATGGCTTGTTGGCTCGAGGTATCTCGGGAAGCCTTCATCTCCTCCTTGTGTTCCTATTTTGGTCGGTACTGAGGGCATTTATAAGTCCACGTGGGTTAAGTCGCTTTTACATGACACACCTTTTGCCCTTCAGTACGTTAGAACAGTTTCTGGTCTCTTGAATGACCGTCGCGAGTTATCTAGGGCTCTTCAGGGCACCTTAATCGCTCTTATAGATGAGATTGAAACATCGCTGACAAACGCTGACAAAGCAAAAGACATCCTCTCAGAAGAGACTTTGAATATACGAGCACACTATGAGAACAGCTACGTGAATATTCCGAAGCTTGGGCTCATTTTCGGCACAACCAATAACCCATATATGACAGCGTCTGATGATGGCAACCGACGGTACCTTCGTATAAGGGTACTCAACTGTGACACGGATGCACTTTGGAAGATTGACATGCAACAAGTATATGCTGAGCTCCTCGTGGAGTATAAAGAGCATGTGAAGAAAGGGAACAAAATGCCTTGGGTCTTTACCAAGGAAGAAAACCGAATGAATAATATAATTATGGGCTATGCTGCGGCTAAGTCTGAAGAAGCTCATCTCCTGGAAGAATATTTTGGTGGACCACCTGAGTCCTTTGAATTTAATGAGTCGCTTTACATAGGACCTCGAGGAGGATTTAAACAGAACCATGTGCTTCTGAAGGAGGGCCTAGCCACCACAGTGTCTAAGATGGCGAATGACCTCTTCTGCTTTATTCAGTCTCAGAACTTCAACGCTCCTGTGAAGCATATAAAGCGTCCAGTATTAAAACGCAAGCTTCAAGCATTCGCGGCTAAATACACTCAGACTGAGCATAAGTCACGGACACTTGGTAATATTACCTGTCTTAACGGAATGGTCTTTGTTAAACATCAAACCCTGTTTCTCGTGCCTCGCCGGCGTGAGGACTGATGGAGGACAATATGACTGAAGCTAAACAAGTTCTTTACGAGTATCTCGGCAGCCCTGATGAATATACCTTTCGACCAGAAGATTACATGGGTCCTTATGGCGGAGTAATTAATGCTCTAGGTCTTAAGTATCGAGGCTTGATCATCTCTGGGCGAGAAATGTATAATCGTGTCACTGAATATTCTGGGCGGAAGGTAGATCGTGTAGAGTTTATGCAAGCTCTCAAAGAGTGGGCTATGGAGTATATTGGAAGTGAAGTTTACCAAATAGGGAAACGCTTCATAGAGCAAGGGCGTCTGCGTCATGGATGCTCGCGGTACTTCTGTATACCTATTCGCGAAGCTGAAGACAGGCTTATGAAACAAGAAGGTTTTGATAAAAAAGTTCAGTCTCTGTGAAACGGAACTATCATCGCGACCCGGTGGGTAGAAGTTACTTAGTCGGGTTTTTATTTCCCGCGTTACAAAATACAGAATAATTTTAATTAGGGAAAAATAATATTTTTATTATTTACTTTTGTGACGTAAAATGTTATAATAATTGTAGATGATGAAAATAATACTTGTGTAACATTAATAATTTTGTGACATGAGGAACCATAATGAAACAGAGAATAATTTATGAAAAAAGTAGTTATCAGCGTGGCAAAGTTATAATGTCGCATTGGACTGAATTTTCACAAGACAAACTGAAGTTTCACTTGAATGAACGTATCCGTATTAACGAAAAGAATAAAGCCTGTCTTGATGTTACCATTCTTGTTAAAGAAAATTCTAAATCGGGTCTGTTTATGACTAAGCACGGCCCCACTTGTCTTACTTGCCTCACTAATGAGCATATCAAAGATATTAAATCTAAAGAATCAAATTGGTTTCAGCAGAAAATCTTAGGTTATAAGTGTGACTGTTGTGGTTCATACTTAGATGCCTAACAAACAGAAAAGGAGAATTAAAATGACTTACAAAGAATTTGAAGCCGAACTTAAGTACTTTGATGAACCTTGGACCTACAATTCTGAAAAATTGGAAGAAGTTATTAATGCTTGTATCCAGCTCCGTCAGGCGTATTCTTCTAATGGATCCATTGAATGCCCATTTTGCAATATCTTTTTAAATATTACTGGGTGTGATACTTGCATTTGGACTTTGTTTACACGGAATACATGCTCAGATGAATATGATTATTTTATGGAGAGTGTCATTACGTACTCATACGCAATACCTTCTATCAGTGAAGTACGGGCGCACTGTGAACTTCCACAAGAGTATTATAACCACTATTATACTACATTGGATCTAAGTTATGAAGAGTTTCAAGACCTCATTGAAGAGGTTGAAATAGCACTTGAAAGCTGGATTAAAAAGCGAATCACAGAGCTGGATGAGTGGATTGCTCTTCTGCAAAAGCATCTTGAAGTAATTAAACAAGAAAAAGGAGAGTAAGAATGACTGAATTGCAAAAACTTGTCAAACAGCACCCTGAATTTAGCGCTCTTTGGGTAAATAATCATGAACTTATTGATAAGCATATAAAAGCCTGTCATAAATTGCTTCTTCATTACCGACGAGAAAAGTTTTCTCTTAACTGTCCTTTGTGTGATATTACTGATACGTGTGACGATTGTGTTTGGCTTCTCATGACCGGTTTGAACTGCTCAGAAAAGTATACTAACTTTGTAGGGGAACTATTTTCAACTAAGCGCCCAATAGTGGCTATAGATGAAATTCGTAACTACTTTTCAGAACCTTTTAAAAATAAATTTCTGAAAGACAAAGTTGAAGTTATCCGTGATAAATGGTTTAAGATGCGTCAAGCAATGCTTGAGACTTGGATTACAGTTTTGCAAGAACATCTTGAATTCCTTAAAGCACAAACAGAGGAGAATCAAAATGACTAATTACCGCTTACTTGTAACTTTCCATGATGAAACAGGAGAGTGCGTTCATAAAGCTGTTCAATATCATAGTAAAGTTACAAAGCGTTTAGCTCTCAATGTGTGTATGAAGCGATTTGGTCCTATTCGCCAGAAAATCGGTAATACTTATGTTTTTCTTGAACGAACAGGTCTTCGTGTTAGAGTAACTTTTTATAAAGAAAAGAACTGAAAGGAGAATTAAAATGGCTGTGAAAATCACGTATCACTGTGATACCTGTGGAGAAGAGCTGACTTATACCAAACCTCAGTTTGTTCTTCGGTCTTACGGAGAAAACCGGTTTTACTTTTGCAGTATTAACTGCATGAAAGAGCACATTGAGGAGTTTGGCTACCCCAGCCCCATCGTGAAAGGAGCAAAATAATGCAAGAGAAACCAATTGTCAAAAAACAGCATATTTGGGCAACTTTGAAAGGCCAAATCATTCTGCAAAAAGCAGATAACTTTCTCAGCGTAACAGACACTGTAAAACAACAGACTTTTCAGATTGTTCTTTCAACGTGTGATATAGATGACTTATCTTACATTCTCGATAAGATTCTGGAATCGATTTTGAATATCGATGAACAGTACACATATGAACGTGCAGCTACAATGCTTAGCATTATATTGTTCGAAAAGAACTATAATGACTTTATCCTGGCCATGGATATAGTCTTTAGTTATCGTAGCTCTCATAATAAGAAGTTTCAGGATACGAGGCTTTACCGGCACGCAGAACTTGTTTTGAAGCACTACGCTAAGCACGTGAGAGAGGAGGCTAAAAATGGCTGAACTGTGTTTCTTGAGTCTTTTGGTTCTGATTATCATTCTTGCATATCTTCAAGCAACTGGAGCGCAGGATACTTTGGCGAAGCTTCTTTGGCGTAAGTTTAAAGGAGGAGACTGATGCCTGGAAAACTTTCTACTGGTCAGTGTAAATACTGTGGAGCCGAACTGAACTCTCCTCGCGAGTTTTGTGATTATATCTGTAAACAGGACTTTTATGATGAATATGCAGACCAGGTGATGCATAGACGCCATGAAGGTGAAATGACTTTTGAGCGTATTAAGCGAAGTTGAGACCACCTGGATTTAATTAAGGAATTTTAATCATTTTATTGTGTACATTGGTGTTGCGATTTGCTATAATATATTTACATTATACGCAAGTCGCAACACCCTTAAAAATCAGCAAAAGGACAAATATGATGGCTGTTATTCTTTCTTATATAGACCCTTCTATTGTTGACTTCCTGTCAAAGCTTTTACTTATCACTATTTTAATGGTGGCTTTGTGGCTGATTGATACTGCTCCTCTTATTGGTATCTGTTTAGCTATATTTCTTACTTTTCTTTTAGCTTTTATATTTTAAGGAGATAATCATGGCGCATGCTAAGTTTAGCCCGTCTAAACTGCATCGTATTCTCAATTGCCCAGCTTCAGGGCAATTTGAAGATTCTAAGCGTCAGTCCTCCTATGCTGAGGAAGGCGAGATGCTGCATGAGGTTGTTGCAGCTTGTTTAATGCTGCATTTGAGAGAAGGCGCTTGGATTGAGCTCTTGAAAAAGAAGGACCTCACAGTCGACCAATTTAATGCCTGTGAAGAATGTATTTTATATGCTTTGGATCTTATGGCGAAATACCCGCCCAAAGATGCTCGCATAGAACATCGTGTCTTTATTGAAGATGACTGTGATGGAACTGCAGATTTTATTCTCATTTCTGAGAAACGAATTGATATTGTAGATTGGAAATTTGGCGCAGGTGTCGAGGTCTCAGCAATCGATAATCCACAGCTTATGGCTTACGGTGTAGGTGCCATAAAAGAGGCCGGCTGGGAAGAAAACTATCATCGGCTAGTTGGGCTGCATGTTGTACAGCCTAGACTTAATAACTACAGCACTGATGAACACACTGTCGGCTCTTTGATACGTTGGCACCAACATGAGCTAGCACCTGGGTTGCAGAAAGCCC